CAGCCCAGGATCCGGCGCTACTACAGGAAATCCAGGATCACCAGGCAACCCTGGTTCTGCAGGAAATAGCGGTACAGCAGGAAACCCGGGTGCTAATGGAAATATAAGCGGCCCTACTGTATTTGTTACATTTGAAAACTTTAATATTCGAGAGGGCATCCCTTTCTCGGTAGGGACGGGTGGTAGTAGTAATGGATCTATTATTCTTAATTGGAGCAGGCAATGAAATTTGTTTTTAATTATAAAATAATTAAAATTGATATAGCCACAGGCAGTATATTAGTAAAATATACCCCGGTAGATAACAATTTAACGAGCATTACATTAAATATTCCAGTCATATTCGATGATGATGACGTGCCTTTGAGTATAGAAAAAAATATAGAATTATATGCGCCACAGCTGCAATGGGCCAGTCAACTACATGTTAAAGATAATTATGACAGTCTTATTAATAAAACTGGAACTATAACTCCCGAGTAATCTATATTATGAATGATTTTATTGGTTTATATGATGACGCTGCTAGTGATGAGTTTTGCGACAGCTTAATTAATTATTTTACATGGTGTAAATTAAATAACAAGACCTGGGGTAGGGATGAATGCGGCGCAATAGAAAAAGATGATACCTCTGTAACGCTAAACCCTTTAAATTCTACTGCTATAAATTTTACTTACGACAATTTAGGGGAGTTCATTCAAGAATTTAATACTCGTTTTTGGGATGTGCATTACAAAAAATATACAAAGCAGTTTAATATACTCAATTCTTTTAAAACACATACCATTTATACTTACAAAATCCAAGAAACAAAGCCGACTCAAGGATATCATATATGGCATTGTGAGCAATCGGCGCCGGAACATAGTAAAAGAATAGCAGCATATATTCTATACCTTAATGACGTTATTGAAGGTGGAGAGACAGAATTTCTTTATCTTAGTAAGAGAGTTGCAGCTAAGAGAGGTCGGCTATTACTTTTCCCCGCGGGGTATACTCACACACACAGGGGTAATCCCCCGATATCTGGTACAAAATATATTATGACCGGTTGGTTGGAGTATTCTTAATGTCAATATACAATTTTCTGCCCTCACGGGCTAGACCTGAATCCCAAGAGTCATTTGTTACTTGGAGAGAAGCTTTTACATCCGATCAAATAAAAGAAATAAATAATTTTTGTGATAACCTAGTTAAAAACGATGGAGTAGTAGGAAGCTCTAATAAAGGTGAAAAAATACCGGAAATAAGAAGAAATAAAGTCTCGTGGATAGCTTATAACCCTGAGACCAGCTGGATATACGATAGATTAGCCTTTATTGCAAGAAGTATTAATAGTGATTTTTTTAGATTTAATCTTTATGGATTTGTAGAGGATATTCAGTTTTCATTATATAGTGAGGACGATGAAAGTCATTATACATGGCATATAGACTCCGGTAAAAATACTGAGTGTGCAAGAAAGCTTTCATTAGTGTTGCAGCTTTCATCGCCTTATGAATATGAAGGTGGTATATTAGAAATCTTTACTGGTCCAGTCCCAGAGGCGGTTGATAAAGAAAAAGGATTAATAGCAGCGTTTCCTAGTTATACTCTTCATAGAGTTACCCCGGTAATTAAAGGTACAAGAAAGTCATTGGTAGTTTGGGTCGCAGGACCTGAATTTGTATGATTGTATAAATACAATGTACATGTAACTTTTAAAAAATATGGCAACCAAAGCAAACCTTGTTATAGATCAAGGCACATCATATAGTACTAATATTGACATATTAGATGAGTACGATATTGCAATCGATTTAACCAACTATACGTGCGCTGCGCAGATTAGGAAGCATTATACATCCTCTAATGCGATTAGCTTTAGCGTTAATTTGGGGGGAGCTGATGGTACTGTTATTCTTTCGCTAACTGCTAATGCTACTGCAAACATGGCTGCTGGTAGATATGTGTATGATGTAGAGCTTACTTCTGACACAGGTGTGGTATCACGCGTACTTGAAGGAGTAGTTATAGTTACCCCTAACGTTACGAGATAATAATGGCTATAACCGCTACTAACATAAGAGCCAAAATTACACCTACCGGGGGTATATCTTCTCAAACACAGACCTTAACTCTAAAAAATACTCTTAAAGATCAAATAACCGTTAGAGAATTAGCTAACGTTATTGAAGGCTCTCCGACTGATGGTGATATTTTAATTTACAATTCTGTATTAAATAAATATGAGGTAAAGCCAATTACTATTAATGCAAATACCAATATCACCGATATAGACGGGGGAACATTCTAATGTCTAATACTATAATTCAAATAAAACGCAGTACTACGACTGCTCTACCAGCCAACCTTCAGCCCGGTGAATTAGCCTATACCTCTAATGGTGAAGTGCTCTTTATTGGTAGCGTTTTAGGGCCTGATACTGCTAACGTGGTAGCAATAGGGGGTAAAAGAGTACCCGGTGTACTAACCTCTAATCAAGCAATTGTAACCAATAGTAATAACTTTATTGATTCTATAAAAGTTAACCAGCTGGTTATAGGCCCGGACGGTTCTTCAAATTTTATAAATGCAATATCTACGGACAGTACCATCAGTGGTTCAAATAACAACGGCTATGTACTTTTAACAGCTAACGCAGTTAAGACATATGTCGACGCGTCAGGTTTCTATGGTATTCGCACATCGAATGGTACTAGTAGCAACCTTCTGTCTTCTAACAGCTCAGCACAAGACACACTTACAATACAAGGTACAAACAATCAAGTAGCAGTTTCACTTTCTGGTGATACGTTTACTATCAGTCTACCTGATAATATTATAGTTGCTAACAATCTTAGTATCAGCACAGTATCGGTAACAAATACCACTACAAGCTCAAATACTACAACAGGTGCTTTAACAGTTGCAGGCGGTATAGGGGTAGCTGGTAAAATTTATACAAGCGAATTAGCTATAGGTAATACAACCACCTTTACATCTGTAAATGGTACAGTAATTTCTACTAACGACGTATATGCAACTGGTACAGTTAACGCAAGTACACTAAGTGTTGGTAATTCGGTAGTAGCTAATACTTCGGGGGTATTTACTTCCGGTGTAGTTAATGCAGAAATAGTTCAAGTTGGTAGCCAGTTTAAGGCAAATACAACTCAGATTACTATCGCTTCTAATGTTGCTATTTCTGCAAACGGTACTACAGGCACAAACGGTCAGATACTTGTTACTACAGGTGCAGGGGTCTACTGGAAAAATATATCTTCAATTTCTGTTTCCTCTGTTACCGCGGGAGAAGGTCTAATCGGGGGAGGCACAGGGGGAGATCTTACTATAGACGTTGGTGCAGGAGCCGGTATTGCAGTTAACTCATCTTCTGTATCAGTAAAAGCAAATAATGGTATAGTTGCAAACAGTTCTGGGGTTTTTGTAAACCCAGGGACCGGGGTTACTGTTAATACTACTGGTGTACATATTGGACAAGATGTTGGTACTACTTCAAGTGTTACGTTTGATTCGATCGATGCCACTGGCAATGTTACACTTGGAAGTAACTCATCAGACATTGTTAGCATTAATGCGCGTATACACTCTCACATAATACCATCTGCTAACTCTACGTATAATCTAGGTTCTGAAGATAGTAGATGGTTAACAGTGTATGCCAATAACATTCATGCCGGTCATGCTACCTTCGATCATGGTGTTAATATAAGCGGCAATCTTAACGTTACAGGCACTCTAGTCACTATTAACGTAGAAACCCTTTCTGTATCTGATTCATTAATTCAACTTGCTTCAAACAATAATGTTTCTGATTTATTAGACATTGGTTTCTATGGTAGCTATAATAATAGTAACTCAGTTGCTTTTACTGGGGTGTTTAGAGATAGTACTGATGGTAGATTTAAGCTGTTTGATAGTTATTTACCTGTACCAAGCACTACAATAGACTCAGGTGATCCGTCATTTAATATATCGACGTTAATGGCTTATCTGCTCTCTGGAGGGTTGAGCACAAATAGTACTGCGGTTAATATCACTGCAAACAGTACTGTTAGTGTTGCTATAGTTGCAAACACTCTTTCTCTATCAACACCATTATCTGGTAACAGCGGTGGTACAGGCCTAAATAGTTTTACACCTGAAGATATTATTGTTGCAAATTCAAGTAATGGTTTTAGAAAATTAAGTCTTGGCGTAGTAGGCACTATCCTTCAATCTAATGGGGCGGCGCTTGTTTACGCGGGTCTAGACGGTGGTACATTCTAAAAATGGAAGCAGAATTTATTAATGCATATATTGCTAGACTTAAGCAATGTGTAGATGAAACAACTAATAAATTATTACTCGCTGAAGCTAAGGTCTCTACTCTTGAAAAAGTAGTAAACGACCTTAGTAACAAAATCGTAGATTATGAAAGTAAGCAGGTGAAGCAGAGTGAAAATATTAGTAATAAATCTCGATGAAAGAAAAGACAGATTAAGTTTTATAGCATCGCAACTAGACGGGTATGAATGGGAGAGATTGTCAGCTACTAACGGGCATTCTCTTTCCCTATCCGATTTTAAGTCGCTTGACTTCAACCCCTTCCTAGATTGGAAAGACCCGTTATTATGCAGAGGCCTGACAGGCACAGAAGTGGCATGTACCATTTCCCATTTTAGAGCTTGGGAGAAATGTGTTGAACTAAATGAAAATGTTATAATACTCGAGGATGATAGTACCCGGGTAAGTGATATCGATTTCGATCATATCGACCGTTATCTCGAGATATTTGATATGGTTTATCTCGATCATAAAGAAATGTGTAATACAGAGACAACAATAGTTGACGATAATGTATGCATACCGTATTATGCGTATTGGAATAATGCATATGCTATCACGCCACACCTTGCCAAAAAACTAATCCAATCTCCTTTGCGACAAAACGTTATCCCCGTAGATGAATTTTTTCCTTTAATACAGGGAGTTGATTATAACAAATTTAGTCTTAATAAGAATGCTAAATTTATTGATATGTTTCAAATCTTAAAGTCAAAATTTGCAAACATTGATAGAGTGAAAGCAGCAGCTTACGTAAATAGCCTATTCAAACAAGTGCCTAGAGTAGTCCTAGGGTCAGATATAGAAGATGGAGCTTTAATAATGAATCAACTTGCAACAGTACTTACAGTAGCAACTGATAAAACTAAATTTAAATATATTGAAACATCAAGCAAAACCAAAGGGATAGAACTTATTAATCTAGGCGAAGGTGTAGAATGGAAAGGTGGAAATATGTCTGGCCCGGGTGGCGGCCAGAAAATAAATCT